TCTCGTCAGTCCAACCCATTTGCATATGCATTTCAACTAAGTCAGAGCTCTTTTTAAGAAAGTTTGCAAAATCAATTACATAACTCATAAGATCACCTATCTTTGATAAATCTGGAAATATATGTTTCTCTGCCATAATCTCCTTAAATCTTTCCATAGAATATACGGCAGACATTGGAATTGTAAATGTCTCTTCTTCACCTCTTTGATGTGAAACCATTAATTCTAACATAGCACCTTGGTCTCTACTATTAATTCTTCTTGTAGCTAATAGAGGGTGGTTCAGTAATACTAGAGGATGTTGTGGAGTTTCCTTACCTTTTTTATCTACGATTGGAGGTCTAATCTTGTACAAAACTCCAGTATCATCTAACACATAATTATTTAATTCATCAGGCACTTGATACTTCATAGGAACTTTATTAGGGTCCATCTGATTGATTAGTATGCCCTCAACCTTCTCTGTATATTCTTCTTCGTATGTTTCTTCGCCTTCGTATTCACCTCGTGTAATAACCTCTGGCTCTTTTTGTTCTAGTCTTTCTTGTTTTAGTGCAATAGGTATAAATATACGACCTAGTTTTAATGGTGATCCTATCTTGCCTCTGTGTTCACAGCCCTCGCATCCACCAGGATTCTCATCATTGAAAGCCTCGCATGAGTAAAAAGCTTTCATAGCAGGGTTCTTATTATGCATTGGTATTTGCGAAGCTTTGCGCTCTGTTTCTTCAGGACTATAGTTCACATAGTCTTTTGACATATCATGTATAGCTTCTGCTTTATCTTCGCAGTTAACAGCTATGGTTAGCCCTGCATACCAAATAGGTTCTAGTAAGTGTTTTGCATTATCGTAGATATACTTAATCTGATTACACCCAGTGCCCTCTAAACTTTTTTGTTTTATATCTGCGAAGTTGTACTTGTAGTTATTTGCCCGCGCTATTTCCTCGTCAGTCATGCCACGTTGTGATGCCATTTGTAATATGTGAGATAACGAAGTATCCTCAACTTCACCAAGAAAGTCTTTGAATGCTTGGAACGGCCATTCGTATAATACATCTCCTTCAAATGCTCCTACTGGCTTTTTATTACCATACTTGAAGTTAAATGTATCAGGACATCGTAGAACTCTAGAACCATCAGCTGTGACTTTATTATCTATCATCAAGCCTTTTTGGTTACAAAGCTGTTTGAACTTTTTAGCGTAAGGTTCCCACTCTTCAAATGTTACTTCTTCTTGAAGGGGCCAGTATGCATGAACACCATTACCTGAATTAATTCTATATGCAGGTGGCATTTCTACTTCTGTAATAAACCTATCTAAATCTTTTATGGCTTCTTCTTGAGTTGCATATTCTTTACCTTCACCTACATCTAAGTCAACAAAGAAAGATTTTAACTTACTAACGTTTTGTTTTTCTCTCGAGTAAACTTTGTAAGATGCTAGACCAAAATACAAATCATTTTTATATACTTTCTTCTGTTCTATGAATTGTAAAGCTTGGTCTAAGGTATCAAAATATTTATCTCTCCATCCTTTTTCACCTGAGTGACTGATGCAGTATATCCCTGTTGAAGGTAGCACTGCACTATAAAATTCTCTACTCATATTATATTGCTTTCCATTTTTAGAGACAAAACTCCCCTATACACATCACATGTGTTTTTAAATTTATATTGATGAACCTTTATTTTACTACTTTTACATAGTATAGCTAGATATTTTTTCACTCAAATAGGCTTGACTTTCCTCTGCCGTTTTGGCAGGGAGTGCGCCTTGTTCAAGCTCTTCTTTTACTAGCTGATATAATTGTTTCACCTGCTCATATCTTTTCTCACGTATAAATTTACCTCTAAACCAATTATGCACAGTTTGTCGAGATACATCTAATACGGAAGCGACATAGGTCGTAGGCAAGTGAGCCTTAACACAAACTTGTGCAAGCTGTATGCCTAAACGATCCGTGTCTGTTTCGCGTAGCAAGCGCATCTTTAGTTTTTCACTATAAGGTCTTGCCATTAGTTAGTCGCCTTTCCTGACCACTTTTTGATAATATCACTAGGGTCATTGATAGCATTGTTAGTCACATCCTTTTGTGGAGTTCTTACTTGCGGTTGTTCAACTGCTTCTGCTACATCGCCTGTGTTATCATCTGATGATGGAGGTACTTCTATAGGAGCTGGTGCTGATACCTCAACTGCTTTTTCTGCGCCCTCATCTGATTGATATACAGTCAACTTAACTGCATTCTCAGCGGCTTTTGATTGTGCTTGTTTCTTAATAATCTCATAGTCTTCTTGTGATACTGCTGAAGCTGGAGAGAATAAAACTTTAGGTGCTTGTGAGTTTGTATCAAATTGCATACGAGTTACTACTGCGCCTGCACTTACATTGTTACTTGCTAACATTTGCACGTAAGGTCTGAATGGCCATTTACCTGAAACTTCTTTACCAAAACATGATGTTGCAGGGAGTACTAGTTGCATAACATCGCCTGATGGATCATTAGGTAATACAGCGGCTAGTCTCCAAGATAATCTACATGCTGAACCAATACCACTTTGTCCACTTCCTTTAGCAGAGAATTGACATTCACCACAAGTTTTAGCTTGAGGATTAGGAACATCTTTATCTGGTGTTTGAGAGTCATTTGACCAACAAGTAGGACTAATCTTTACACCTTCTTTATATGCGTCAGCATAGAATGTTCTAGATGCATTATGTGCCATCTTAACTATAACAACATTCATATGTCTATCTTCTATTGCACTTACTTCTTTACCGCCAACTAATTTTCTAAACACGCCACCTCGAATAGAAATTCTCTTGTTAGCTTCGATCTGACCACCACCTGCAACAGCAAGGGTATCAGCATCTAATCCTGTTTGAACTAACGCAGGGTTGTTTTGCAAAATATTTGCTAATTCGTTACTCATTATTATCTCCGTTATTTACTTGGTTTTCTTACTACTATATTAAATTCCTTCATGGAACTAATTCCTGGGGGCAAACCCTCACCTTGTCGGTTTGCTAAAAACTCTTTGAAATTTGATTGATGAATACGTTGCTGTAATAATTCAATAGCATCATTTTCAATTACATATTTCTTAAAGTTATCCCAGTCACCACAAACATAATTTTCTTTTAATGTTTTAACTACGGTGCCTGAAGGTGTTCTTATACTATCAGCATTGATCTCGTTACATCTAGATAGCATTACAGATTCAAGTTTAGCTAAGTCCTCTTTCAATTCCCTATCTTTTGCTTCAAACTGTTTTGTTAACATATCACGTTCATTTCTAATAGTCAAATAAGTATTTACTAATTGTTCGAGATTTATTTCTTGTTTCTCGACACCATAAACTTCATCGGTCATACTCCTAACTCCTCATTATATAAATCAACTAATTTTGTATGCAGATCTACCTTACCCTGTAGCATCTTATACATTTTTTTCTCAACTTCAGAACCTTGTAAATGTACCACTGTCATCTTATTTACTTGGCCTACCCTATCCATCCTCGCAATACATTGTAGGTAAGTCTCAACGCTCATAACAGGAGACCAGAAGATCACCATATTAGCCGCAGTTAAGGTCACACCATGCGATGCACTTTGGGGTTGAATTACTAAAACGCGAGGGTTATCTGAGTTTTGAAACCGAGCAATAATATCTGCCCTTTTACCCATTGGCACCTCGCCATTAATTATTTCAGCATTTATATTCTTAGCTGATAGATGTTTATGAAGTACTTGTATAGTATGTTTATAAGGTACAAATATAATTACCTTTTCTTTTGTTTCTTCCATAACTTCATCTAAAGCATTTAGTCTTGGTTTAATATCAAACTCGATAACTTCTTTATCATCTGTATAAACTGCGCCACCACTAATTTGTAATAGTTTTGATAACCCCGCAGCGGCATTAACTGCTGTAACTGATTCTCCACTCGCCTCAAATAACATCTGTTCTTTTAATGTTTTATAATATTGTTCTACTTGTTTTGTTAATGGGACATCCCTAGTTTGATACATAACATCAGGTAAATCTAAACATTCATTTTTGCTAAATCGAATAGCAGGTTGTAATGCTTTAAATACTTCTGATTCAGCATTTTTTCTTGGAGCCCATTTAAATCTTGTGATCTGATACATAACTTTATCTCGCCAAGCGGCTGAGAATTTAGGAACTCTATGAGGGCAGACTAGCTTAGCTAATCCAAAAGCATCGACTGGAGATTGTGAAGCAGGTGTACCTGTAAGCATCCATAACTTTGTCTCAGGTTTTAATATCTTAGCTAAAGTTTTCCACCGAGTTGTTTGTGGAGACTTATAAGCATTAGCTTCATCAACTACAACCAAATCAAATCCTCCATTTTCAATTTCTTCTCTTATTACTGCAACTCCATCATAATTTATAATGATAAATTCAAAACTGTCATCTATGATACTTTTTCTTTTACTAGCGGTACCATGACACACTGCAGAAGTTCTGTGCATACAAGTATTAAACACATCTCCTTGCCATGCAGAGATCATAATAGACAGTGGGCATATTATTAATACTCTTTTAACTAGCCCTTTATTCATTAGGTAATCAGCCGCCCATAGTACTGACGATGTTTTACCTGTACCAGCTTCATTAAAACAAAAAGCTTTATTGTGTGTACTTAAAAATTCAGCAGTTTCACGTTGATGGTCAAATGGCTTATAGATACCTGGCCAATTATAATCTCGTGTGATAGGGGAAGGGATTGGATTCTTAAAAGCAATCAGTGAATTTAACTTTAGGATTTCCTCAGCATCCCAATTCACTAATACATCTACTAACTCACCCTTATCATTTATTACTGCACTTTTTTGTATATGACTTGTTATTGGCTCTACTAAATTTTTAGGTACTGTAATTTTAACTGCTTGATTATTAACTATTTCCATACTTGTCCTAACTAGATAAAAAAGACTGCTTACGGCAGTCAATCGGTCACGTAGTGAAAGGGAGGAAAGCTACGTGACAAGCTTTATCATTAACTAGGAGAGTTCTCCCTACACTCTAATTATTTTAATCTAAATAAACTAAATGTCAACTATTATTTTACTTTCTTTTTCTTTCTCTTTTACTTGTTTCTGAAACTAATTTACCTTGTGAATTTCTTTTGAATGAACGATTCTTAGATGGGGACTGAATAGTCACACCATTTTTATTTGTACCACCTTTTGATATAGCTTTACGGTGAGCAATATCTTTTCCTTCTCTCATATCAGCTTTACCATTACCATTTAAATCTTTACCCTTTGCATCGACTTTACGACGAGCACGTTGACGCTCCATGCGACCATCATGTTCACCTCTAGCTTTTTGTTGCTGATACTCTTTTTTATAAGGTCTTTTTTTGTTTACGTATGGCATAATTTGTTACCTTTTTACACCAGTCAATATATTCTTCTACTGGTAATACACCTCTAAATGAATTTAATGCTCTGCAGACTAGCTGAACATTATTAATATTATACTCTTTTCCAGCTATAATTCTATCTATACTAGCATTAGTCCAAGTAATATTTGTATCTCCGTATATTTTAACGCAGGTTAGTTCAACCCCTGATAAAGCACATTTATAATCTTGTTTTTTTAATATTTTTAATAAATCTTTAGTTTTTATTTTTCTCCTATCAGCTCTCCCATGTAACAAACCTTTAAAATACCATTCCCAATTACCTTCGTTTCTTTCATATTCTCTACGTCTTTTAGCTGATCTATTACATTCTATAGAGCAGTAAACGCTATCCCATCGTTGAGTAATAAATTTTTTATCACACTCTTTACATTTATGATTGTAGTCTCTTTTTGGTTCGTGGATGTATGGGTTTCGTTTGTTATATTCTTGTATTTTTTCTATATTTTCTGCTCGATATTTTTTGTTATATTCTTGTATTTTTTCTTTATTATCTATGTAGTATTGTTTTTTATATACTGCTTTTTGTCTAAGCGAGCAATCTATACATACATTTCTTCTTTTCATTGTTTGTTTAGTATGCATATAATATTCGGTTTCTTCTTTTTTAATATTGCATTTTATACAAATTTTAGAAGTCATTTATCTTCTCGGTTTGTAATATCTACAATTTTCTACAGGACACCATCCACATAATGGAGTTGGTATAGGGTTCCATACATCATTTTCATAGGCATAATCTAGACGGCGGAGAGGGGTTTCAAACTTATTCCATGAATCTTCTAAGTCTCGTCTATGATAATCTTCAAAGGTAAAACTATTGTGCATAATAAACATAAGCGATGCATGTATTTCTTCAACTTCAGGAAAATGAGCAAAGGTCATTAATGACATGAGCCGTAATTGTTTAGGGTCGGGATATTTATTACTTCCTGTTTTATAATCTACTACCCAAGCAGTTTTACCGTCTACAATAAGTAAGTCTACAATACCTCTTACCCACCTATTCTCATCATGAAAATCACAAGGGTTTTTAAACTCATCAAGAGCCATTTCATGTTCAGGATATTTAGTACCAGGAATTTCTAGTAATGCATCAGCAGTACTTTTAAATCTTTCATAATTTTTTGGTAAGGGTTTACCATCTTTTACATAGTCTTCTAAAGCTTTGTGAACTTCAGTACCATATATCATGGCCTCAGTTTCTTTAACTATATAGTTTTTAGCTATCCTAATTTCATAATACTTTTTAGGACACTGTGTAAATTCTTTTAAGCTAGAGAAAGACCACGTGTAATCAGCCATTACCGTCCTTGCCCACGATACTTTTTGAAGCATTGCTTTTTAGATTTATTCATGGTGCTAGTCTTAACTCTACGTCCACCTTGCGATGTTCTTTTATGAACAGGTTGATGTACCTTAGTTGTTAGACTTTGTTTTATTTTCGCCATTTTTTACCTTCTTATCTCCAAATATTCTTTCAAAGTTTTCTTCAAACTTCTTTCTGTCTGTCGGTCTTTGTTGACTACCTTTTCCGCCATCACCCATTAGCAATCTCCATAGTTATCTGCATATCCGCCTTCACAGGTTACAGGTAAACCTTTAGCCCATTCAGGAGGTTGACTCATTATATCCATTAAAAATTTTAGAGCTTCATCTTTTTCTTCTTCCTTAGCTATACATACTATCGCATCATGAACAGTAAGAACTGGTCTCATTTTAGTTTTACATTTCACCATTTGTTCACCTATGACAATTCTAGCTAAAGCTTGAACAACATTTTCTACTACAGACCCGCCCCAAATGCTTATTGTACCTTGCCTAGATTTATAGGTAAACTTTTTACGACCATTCTCCATCTTAGATTTTAACTCAGGATAATAAATCATTAGTCCGTTGGGTAATCTTAATCCTTGATGACAAACTAAAACACATTCATGTTTATCTAGATAATATGGATCTCGTTCTTCATTCCAGTTTGCAATATCAGCCAGTGCATTATCGCATCTTTCCCATAAATCTATAATCTTGTGATTAACATCTCTATAAACTTTAACAATCCTTTTACATTCATCATCAGTTAGGGTAGCACCAGGTGGCGAGGTTTTCAGAGTATGTTGAAGTTTTAACCACCCAGTGCCATAACCGAGACCAAGAACACAAGTCTTACCAATGAATCTCTCAGTTGGTGTATCTTTAGAAACTTCTCTATTAAAAACTTTAGATGCAAAAACAGAATACACGTCATCACCCCTTGCAAACTGTTCAACGACATCGTCTTGCCCTGCAAGCCATGCAAGTATACGAGCCTCAATTTGAGATGAATCCACATTCATAATGACATGGTCCTCAGGAGGTATGACTGCATTCTTTAATGCTTTCTTTTTCTTATCTCTTGAAGGTAAATTTTGGAAATTAACTTTATCGGCCCCTGCCCACCTACCTGTATGAGCACCATAGTATTTAAGAGGGATTGGAAGTTTTTGATTGTTACGAGAACTAATGCCTAAGAATCTCTCTATCCTTGATTCTTCTATTGTTGATTTAGTACCCAGTCGGACTGCGCATAGTTCTTGTATAAATGAATTCTCATGTTCACATAATGCAATAAAGCCTTCATCATTTTTAGCTAGTGCATATGTTTCGTTGCCTGTCGTAGGACTTATCTTCATTGGCACTTCTACGCCAAACTCTGTAAGCAACTCTGCAAACTGTTTATTACTGGCTAATTTTTTACGTACACATTCTTCATCTTCGCAACCTAGTTTTTCCATAAGTCCTTGTAGTAGCTGAGATTTTTCTTCTTTGACTTCTTCTAATCTTTCTATTAATAACCTACTATTTAACTCAAGTATTGGTTGCGTGTACATTCTTAGAGTCAGATCAATTAATTCTAGTTCTGATATAGGAAAGCCTTTGGATAGTTTTTGAAAAAGTTTATAGGTAAGGTCAACATCGTTCTTACAATACATACCATACTTGTGTAGTTCATGGTCAGCAAAATCTTCTAGCCGTTTACCTTTTGCATCTAATACTTCAGTTCCTTTTTGCCCAAGATTATATCTTTCAGTCAATGCTTTTAAAGAACCTCCCGCATTAATTCCATGTATAGCACGAGCCATACAAAGAGTATCTAAATATATTTCAGGTATGACATTAAAAACCCACGCAAGAATAGCGCCGTCGAATTGAGTATTATGACAGAGTAACATTGAGTTACTCCAATCGATTTCATGTAAAACTTTATAGAGTTCTTCATGAGTGCCTGAGTACCACTTGGTAGAGCCATCGTTGATTTTGATAGCAAGGCCGATGACTTGAAATAATTCATGCCTAATATATTCTTCAGTGGTGAGACGATTGAGACCATACCCTGTATCATAAAAGGTCTCAAAGTCAATCGTGACTAAATTCATTTACCCTTTTCTTTCTGTTGTTTGCAATATCCGTGAGCGTCTAAATTAAATCCGCACCACCATTTTTTATCTGAATAATATTTAGCGTCAGAGTTACACTTGTTACATTTATTTCCTGTAGTTTTTAGAACAGCCATGTGCCTATACACATTAATAGAACAATAATTCCTACTACATATGCTTTTGCTGTTTCTCGCATATAAAATTCACTGAAACGTAATTCATTATATTGTTTGTATCCGAATGCTTCTCTCATAGTTCTTGGAAGTGGTTTATTAGCATTATGGGGTTCAAAAAATCTATATCCTTGCTTACGATTCTTTTTCCATATCTCTAAGGTTTTGTTGTTGATGTTCATAGTCCTTCCTCTCTTTCTTAATTTGTTTAACTCTGTTACGTCGTTCTTCATTTGTCATGTAAAACCAATTAGATAAATCTTCGTAGGTGCGAAAACAACTGACACATCTTGGCTCGCCATTGATTTCTTCGTACCGACATATATCTGTGCATGGACTAACTATGCCTTTCGTGTTCATCTCGGCACTCCACACTACACCATCGCCTATTATCTTTTTCTTTGATAGGTTCACCACACCAAATACATTCACCTGTGTCGTTCTTTTTGATCTCAGTATTAACAGTTCGCATAGTTAACTCTAACTGTTTTTGTACTTGGTCATTAGCCATATCTATTTCGTCAGCCACTTAATTTTCCTAAATTTTTCATCCATGAAGTAGTTCTACTTGTTGTTTTTTTCCTAGGCGGTAATTTAATATCACCTTTTGCTTCCATCTCGTTAAGAACTGTAGACTTATATCCAGTCCAGTCTGTTATTTTTTGTCGAGTAGCGTTTGGGTATTTTGCTTGTACTTCTTTTACTCTAGCTACTTTATCTTCATATGTGAAACCTCGTTTGTATGCGGGTTCTTTTGTTATTGTTCGTTCAGTTAATGCTGTTTCCCATTTTGTTCTTTTGCTCAAAATAAACACTCTCCTACTTCGTTTAATAATTTATTATATGGTGATTCTTTCTTTGGAGTGTCAAGTTTTACTATTTTAAGTGTTGGATGTTTATCACTATACCACTTAGCCTGTTCCCTTGTCCACCTGTATTTATGTAATAAATAATCGCCTTCATATACTGCATGAGTAAAATCATTTCCAGTATGCATAAGTAGATCCTTTATGCTGTTCTATATTTAATGATATAGTATTATTATCTAAGCATCCATGTTCACAATGAAAAAATAATTGCATGCCGTCACGTCGTGAAGATGGATTTTCAGTTTCTTCATTTTTAATTTTTTGTACTGTTGAAAAACCTGTTTCAGAATCTACAGTTATTCTAATTATTTCCTCTTCATCTTCTTTTCTACAATAATGAATGGTTCTTTTTAAATGCATTCCATTATATTCTCCACACTTGGGACAACAAATATTAGAATTATTTAGGAAATAATCATCTTTAATTTTTAAGTTATAAGTATTACTAGTCATCGCAAGTTCCGCCAACGCAATATTTTTTATTAAGTATTTCATCAGCGAGATCTTCACTTACCATCTTACGTTCTTCTTCTTCTATTTCGTGTTCAAGATGTTCAATGAAGGCTTTGTTTTTAATCAATAAATTTAATTCATCAATGATGTCTTGTGCTTCTTCTGCATGTTCGTCACCGATACTGTGCTTATTTAAAACATCAACGTGGTTCTCAAGAAGTTTCTTTACTCGTATAAAAATATCATCACTCATTTGCTTTCTCCTCTAAAAAAGATTTAAGTTCTGTTGCATACCATATGATCTTACCCACATCGTTTATCATATCTTCGTCATGTCCCTTGTAACCTAACCGAGTAATGTATTTAATAATAGTGCCACGCAAATAGCCTATATATTCTTCCGTAGTTAGTTTAGATTTTATGACTTTAATTGTTTCAATGCCTTTCTTGTAGTGTGGGGGGTGATTGACTATGTCTATCTGTTCGCCATTTGGCGAATCATTATTTAGTGGGTTCATTATCTTCCTTTCCAAATATTTGTCTACCCGTGATATAAAACTCTAGCATATTGATATTTGTTTCGTCAATAACTAATGATGTACCTCCATTGATACTGATTTCTCTCAGATGTTTTTGTTGAAGTGCAGTGGGTTTATTTCCGTTTGCTTTGCATTCGATTCCCACAAACTTACCTTTGTAGCACGCTATTACATCGGGCACTCCGCTAGCACCATACCCTCCCGTTGCGGGAAAGAAATAGTATGCTTGTAATTTATCAAGAACTTTTTTAACTTGGTTCTTAACTTTTTTTTCTGGTGTCATTACTTACCTCGTAGTTTATTTATTTCTTCTTCACTCAAGACCACGACATACATATTTTCCGATACCCTCCACCCCGTATCTTCTAGTCCTGAATCTTTAGGTCTCACAAAAATGTCCAGTCTGTATATATCTCGATCAGCACGATAGAATTCAGCTTTGGCAGTAGCCATAGCAATCTTTGCTTTGATAAAGTCAGGTAATGATTTGTTTGTAAATCTTCTAACTACGTTATTGTCTAGATATATTTGATATTTTGTTTTCTCTGTCCACACTGGCACATCCCACTTTAGTTCATCTCCGACGTAATGTACCTCAGGAGACAAATCTTTTAGATAGTCTTGCATTGTATCCTTCCAATTTATGCGATTGATAATTCGATTTCCCTTGTGCTTGTTGTAAGCTTTGTCATATTAGCATAGTCTATTTCTTGTGTTTTGTATAGTCCATATCTATCAGCTATTAAATTTCTAAATGCAGATTCAAGTAATTCAAATTTAATTTCAACACGTCCCCATCTAGATATTTGTCGTTTCGCTATAGCAAAACCAATTATAGCCATAAAAATATCATCATTATCAATGAGATGATAAATATATGAAACATATCTAGACCCTTGTATATCTCGTGGTTTGTTTTGTGCTTTTTGTTCTTCCATGAATGTATGCTCTGCATCTTCATATTCTCTGAGAATATTAACAAGAGCCTCTTCGTCCATAGAAGTAATGAATGTTTTAGCGACTTTTATTTTATTGTTGTATTCTTCCATCCTATCAGATAAAAGTTTTCTATCTATCGTTTTCTTAATACCCACAGGTGCGACAAGATAGTCTTGTTTATTCAAGTCAAGCTTAACTCCTTTCGTGGCAAGAAATTCTTTTGTATTCTCATTCGTTGAATTAAATTGTCTACTGGAAGTAGTAATAACACACCCACCTTTACGGGATTGATTAGATATAAGAGTGTAATATCTCATTTTATTAGTCTCATCCCACATAGTAGAACATAAATAATTTTCCATGAACATTCTCTCTGATTGGTCGTAGTCATTATTTAAGAACTCAAGTATATTATTCTCATCTACTTTTATGATTGGGTTAATTGAATATTTATATTTTGCATATTTATCACCATAGCTGTGATAGTTCCACGCATTATATTTATCAGTTATTTCTATTTTTTGATATTCTTCTTTAGATATTAAAGTTGTCATATCAGTTACATAGGTGTGCTGACTACACACAAAAAATGATTTAGGTTTTCCATTATGAATATCATTA